TCTGTGCCCACACGAAGCTGTGTGAACGGGCGGCCCTGCTGTGCGGCGTTCACGGGCTCAAGGGTGTAGTCGTCCACAGCGCCGTCCTCCACTGTCACAGTGAGGCCGGTGACGTCCTGCAGGTCGTCGAACTTGACGACCCACACGCCCTCCCGGCGGTCCCAGTACGCCGTAAAGGACCGCTCTTCGGCTGCGGCGACCTGCCCAAACTGCCGGTGGCAGAATCCGTCCACAGCGCGTGACGCCGTGGTGATGGCAAGCGCCAGCTCCGCGTCGTCATTGGTGTCTGGAATCCGTAGGTAGGATTTCAGCTCCGATAACGTCACGTAGTCCGGCGCCCACACCATCTCAGATCACTCCCAGCAGGTGCAGCAGCAGCAGCACTGCCAGCAGCACCACGAGCAGGCCCACGACGCTCACACCTACTCCCCGGCGGGTGCAGCAGCGGGCGTCGGCTTGACGGCCGCGCCGCTGTTGTGGGCGGCCTTCGCCCTGTCCGCGCGCTTGCGGGCCGGCGCGGTCCTGGCGAGCGCCCGGACCTTCACCTTCCGGTAGGCGGCCAACGCCTCCGTGTTGCCCTTGAGTAGTGCCATGATTCCTCCCAATGATCTTGTGTCTTGTGTGGTGGCGGCTACATGGCCGCTGTGGGGTCGGTGGATCAGGTGGTGATGTTTTCGAGGGTGGCGTACGCCGAACGGTTCTGAATGTTGCCGTCCGCGCGCTCCATAGCCACGTACTCCACCTGGCCGTTATTCGCGCGCGTCCACGGGTTCACCACGAGCGTGAACGGCGCGACGCGGCGGATCACGTACGCCTCCCGCAGGTCGCCCAGCACAGCGAAGCCGCCGGACACGCCGTCCGCGGTGATCGCGTTGCAGCCCTGATCGATCACCACGGGGTATCCCAGGAGCTCCCGGGTCGGCGCGCCGGACAGGCCGGACTGCGCCTGTGGCAGCACCAGCGGGCGGCCGTTGTCATCCTCCAGCCGCTTCACGGCCATCCACGTCCCCTTCGACATGAGCCACTTAGCATTCTGCTCATACTCAGGGTCCAGCGCCTCCTCGACCTCGGTCAGCTCCAGGTACGCGATCGTGGCCTCCGCGTTCAGCACCACGTCGGCGGTGAGCCCGTCGTGGAGGATGCCGAACGGGAGTGTGGTCCCGTTGCCGTTCACCCAGTCCGCGGCCTGCTTGCGCTGGATGCGCGTCCCGAGGGCGCGGGCGACGAGGCCCTGCACGTCGAACTGGGCGTCCTGCAACAGCTCCACGGACACCCGCAGCGGGGTCGTGGTGCCGGCGCCGGTAGACGTGTACTTGAACGCCCCGAGCGCGATGGTGCCGAACGCCAGGTCGTCGCCGTCAACGAACGCGGCCTCCTCGGCGGTGATGCCGCCTTCGTTGGCGGTGTCGTCGAGCGACGGGTACTCCAGCGCCCCGCCGCGCTCGGTGCTGAAATCGTCGACCTCCGCGGCGAGCCCGCCGTACGCGGCCCGGACCTCCACCAGCTTCTGACGGAACTCCGGCGACACGAGGTAGCCGCCCTCAGAGTCCGTCCCGACCTGCTGCGCGTTCCGCAGCTCCTGCAGGTCGGCATTCGGGCGGCCGGTGCGGAGGTAGTTCTCAAACGACCGGTTCAGGTCCGCGTACTCGTCGCGGGTGGCGCCGCCGATGTTGATGTGCAGGTCGTTCCGCACGGGCGTCGTGTAGGCGGTCTGGCGGGCTCGGATCTCAGCGTCGGCGCGCGCGGTCGCCAGGTCGGCTTCCAGGCCCTCGTACTGTGTGACCTCTTCGGCCGTGAGTGGCCGCCCGTTCGTGCCGTCCACGATGGCTTGCAGCGCGGCCAGGATTTCGTCGATTCCCATTGTCACTCCCCTTTCAGGAGTAGCCGCGCCCGTGCGCGGATCAGTTGACTCTGCCGGTCGTCCGGCCCTGTTTCGGTGGTGTCGTTCGCCACGCGGTCTGCGAGGCCGGCCTCCACGGCGGCTGCCGCGGAGTACCACGTTTCGGCTTTCATTGCATCCCGCCAGCTTGCCGGCGTTCCGCCTGCGCGGTCGGCGTATATGCCGGCGATCGTGTCGGAGAGCTCGTTCAGCAGATCCGCCATCTCCTGCATGTCCGCGGCGTTCCCGAGGACGATTCCCGAAGCGTCGTGAATCATCATCTTTGCCGGCTTCTGCATTGCGATGGTGTCACCGGCCATCGACACGAACGAAGCCGCCGACGCGGCCACCCCGTCCACGTACACGTCGACCGTCGCCGGGTGCTCAAGCAGCGCCGTATAGATGGCGATACCGTCGAACACGGCGCCACCCGGACTGTTCACCCGTAGGTCAATGGCTGGCGCCGTGATGCCGCGGAGCGCCTTCGTGAACGATGCCGCAGTCACGTCCTCTTCGTAGAAGTCGTCTCCGATGTACCCGTACAGGAATATCTCCGCGCGGTCGCCGTCAGCGTTGCCGATCTTCCACCAGTCCCCGCCACGGTTCTCCGGGCGCGCGGTCATGGCCCGCCCACGGTTGGCGAGATCCACCATCCGCCGCTGGCGGAAGCCGCCGGGCCTCACTTGAGCACGTCCTCTAGTGGGCGTGTGCCCGTGGTTGTGGCGGTGCGGAGCACGTCCCCTCCGTCGATAGGTGGCAGGTTGCGAATGCGGCGCGCTTCGTTCACGGTCAACAGGCCGGCCTTTACCTGCTCGATCAGCAGCTTTATCTCATTCTCCGGTGTCGGCCGTTCGAGGCCGGCGAAGTCGAACTCAGCGAACCGCCGCGGCCCGGCCGGCCCGGGTGGCCCGGCGATGAGCCGCGACAGTCTCTGCTCATACCGCATGGTCCACCCGAGCAGTGTGAACCGGCCAAGTCCCCGGTTCTGCTCCGCGACACCCGTACCCCACGACGTTTGCTTTTCGGTCTGCATCAGCAGGTGCGGCGGCACGCCAGTCCAGCGGGCGACCTCTTCGATCTGGAATTGCCGGGACTGCAGGAATTGTGCATCTTCCGCGCTCATGGTCCACGGCGTAAACCGTAGCTTCCGGTTGACGAATGCCACTTCCCCGGCGTTTTCCCAGCCGCCCAGCTTCTGATCCAGGCCGGCCTTGATGATTTCGGCCTCATCGTTGTCGACGTCCTCCTCTGTGGACACCAGCCCGGAGATGAGGGCGCCGTTCCCAAACATCTTGGCCGCGGCCCGCTCCCCGGCGATAGACGTCCCCAGTGATTGCCGCGCCACCCCAAGCAGGGACAGCCCGCGCAGCCCATCCAGAGACGGTCCCATGACCTGCGTCATGGTCGCCTGCGTGTATTCGCGGCGGGTGCCGTCCCCCAGGAGGGCGTCGAACACCTTCCGCCCGGTGAATCTGCCATCCGGTAGGCGTTCCCAGGACGGCGTGACGGACAACGGGTGCAGCGGCGTCGCCCCCACGATGGCGCCGCCGCCGTTGTAGACGTGCTGCAGGTACGTGTTCCCGTGCAACAGGCTGTGCAGCAGGCACGTTTCTTTCCACTCGTAGGGTGTCTGCCCATCGGCGGTGCCGGGGTCGTCGAGCCAGGTCCGTATCGGCTGGCGTTGGTCGTCGATCTGGCCGATGCTCTTGAGCGGCAGGGATGCGATGGTTCCGGCAATGAGCATGACGGCCCGCCAGAATGCGGCGATGCCCAACGCCGACCGCTCGGTGACGTTCACGCCGGCGTATGTGGGTCCCGTGCCGAAGTAGCCGGCCAGCGCCGGGTCCCCTATAGACAGCTCATCGCGGGGCGCCTGCCGGCGCGTCCAAGGCCACTGCACGCGGACATGATGGCACACCCGGCCGGCGTTTCACAGCACCCGCACCGGTGAGCGCGCCCTTCTTCCGCGGGCCGCCAGCGCGGCCCACACTGCGGCCTTGACGCCATCCGCGGGTGCTGTGGAGCGTAGCCGCGGCCCGTCCACACCCGGCGACACGCGCAACGCCAGCACCTGCTCGGCCAGCTCGGCGCCGCCGTCGTGGGCCAGGACACCATCAGTCAACAGCCGGCCCAGGTCCTCCACGGCGGCGCGGACGGTCCCCTTCTGCGCCTCTGTGCGAACACCCACGGCCTTCCATGCGGGGTCGGTGCAGAGTGAGGCGCCGGCCAGCACCGGGCGGCGGAAACCTGACAGGTCGACGGCCACGGCCGCGGTCGCCACGTCAGGGTATGTGGCGACGCTCACGACGGCCGCACCATCCACACGCCACGCCTGCGCGACGTTGACGCCCTCCGTATACCAATCCTCGACGGCCACAGCATCCGGGGCGCGGCCCGCCGGGACCTCGGTGGCGAGCGCGGCCCACACCTGCTCCGACACCACAGGCTTGCCGGCCTCACGGCGCTCCCGCAGCCGCCAGATATTCAGGTACTGCGCCTCAAACCCACGCATCGGGTCGGGGTCGTCCAGCTCCGGATCGTCCTCCCCGGCCAGTGCCTTCTCGTACTTCGCGGCGATCATCCGGCGTCGATCGTCGGACCAATACGGCGACGCGGCCCGCCACGCGGCCGGGTCCGCCGGGTCGGAGCCTGGGCGGGCGCCCCACAGCAGCAGTAGCGTCTCAGGGTCGTCGGTGGTGAATGCGTGCTGCAGCGTCGTCCGCATGAGGCTTGTGGCGCGGCGGTGCGCCGTGGACGTCAGGTGGACCTGCGCGCTACTGCGCTCAAGGGTGGCGGGCTCAAGCCCTTCGGACACAGTGTCTGGCTCGACGTCCCACCCTTCGTCCACGAAGCCCAGGCAGGCGTCGTAGCCGTACACGGCCCGCTGCGCTCGCACCAGCCAGCGGTCCACCCCACCGGGTGTTTCCACGGCCTCCTTGCCGTTGGCCCGCGACACAATCCAGCCGTTCTCTTCGCACCATCGCCACGCCCCGCGCTGGATCTCGCGGCAGATCGCCACGTCGGAGCCTGTGTGGATGATGACTTGCGGCTCCCCGAACATCTCAGCGTGAGCCATCCGCCACAGCGCGAGCGCGCGGATACGCACAGACTTGCCGGCGCGCCGCGGCGTGGACTCTACAACGGACCTGTGACACAAGGTGCCGTCCGCGCGGTGCTCAAGCTGCCGGGTGATCGCCAGCGCCTGCCACCAGCGCAGTGTGATGCGTTGCGTCTCCTCCATCCATGCGATGGCCTCCGCGCCGTAGGACCCCACGGCGTCCGCGGGTGGCGGGCTCATCGCCAGCGGCGGTGCAGCGTCCTCGGGCACGTCCGTGAATGGGTGCAGCCACAGGTGCCGGGCCAGGCTGTCAGGGTG